GACCTTTACAATAGGGTCATCGTGTCGGGGGTTTTCTTCGACGCTGCAACAGGTCCAGAGGCACTGCTTTCAGCAGCACCCGAGGGCTACTTCCAAACCCAGGTCCGTGTGACCTTTGAATCCATCGAGGAACTCTGACCATGGCCACAATCCGAGGCGAACAAGGAGCAGTCCAGTTTGACGCTGCAGGCTCATCCAACGCAACAATCGTCGGCACTCGTAGTTGGAGCTTAACCACTACGAAAGAAACGCTTGACACTTCAAAACAGGGCGATACTTTTCGCAGCTTTGTTGGCAGCATGATTTCTGGATCTGGCACTGTTGAGCTGGTTTACGACCCGGATGCAACAGGCCAAGCAGCTTTCCTCGAAGATGTGGTTACGACTGCTGACACAGCCGACGCAACTTTTGAGTTGTTTACAACCGGTACAAGTTCTGGCACTGATTCCGTCAGTTTTGCTGGCATTATTACGGACATGGAGATTACTTCAACTGCCGGTGAACTTGTTGTTGTGTCCTGCAGTTTTGTCACCAGCGGCGCGATCACTATGAACTTGGAGTGATTTAGGTCTATAATTTAAGCGCAAGCTTTTATTTAATGGCTCAAAATCGCACCGTCGATCTGCTGGTTGGGGCGTTTGATCTCAACCAGCGCCGCAAGTTTGAACTAAAAAACGCTGAAGGCAAGAAAGTTGTTGATCTGTTTTTTAAGCCGATCACACGCGCTGACCGCAAGAAAGCACAAAGCCTTTCTGGCACTGAAGAAGCATTAGACATCAGCACGCAGATGCTGTGCCAGATGGCAGAGCTTGAAGATGGCTCAAAGGCTTTTGTTTCTGCCGACGCTCCAAAGCTGCAACGGCAGTTGCCTGAGTCTGTATTGAACGAGCTTGAGCTGTTCTTGTTTGGCCTTGGTGAAGAGGCTGACCTTGAAGAAGCAAAAAACGACTAAAGCAGGACAACTGGCTCAATTTTGAGTTCTTCTTGTGCTGCGAATTGGGAATGACGCTTAGCAGGCTTCGTACGGAACTAACCGATGCGGAGCTTGTGCATTTTGCTGCGTACTACGAGTTGAAGGGTGAACGGGAACAGCAGGCAATGGATCGCGCAAAAACAAGACGGCGGTAGGATAGGGCTAGTGCTGGATCAGTCGTGGCAAGAGCGAACGTAGAACTGATCGTCGAAGCCGCTAAGGCTATTAATCCGCTGCGAAAGGTTGAGCAACACAGTAAAAAAGTTGATCAAGCGTTAAAGAAAAATCAAAAAAGTGCGCGGGACGTTGAGGCCGCATTCCAACGAATGGGTCGAAATGGCATAAGAAGTTTTCGGGATCTTGAAAGCAATGCTGCCCGGCTTGGTAGAAGCATGGGCGGGTTGCGTGGTGGGATCGTCAAGGCTGCTGTTGCTTTTGCTGGATTTAAAAGTGTTCAAACTGGTATAGCAAGGCTTGAATCAGAACGCAGGATTCAACTGCTAGGAAAACGTTTTGGCGAAGTAGCTGGCCTTCAAAATGCTGCAGCGCAGGCAGCAAAGAAATTTAAACTTAGTCAAACAGAAGCAAATCAATCACTTGCAAATGCTTTTGCACGTTTGCGACCGCTTGGTGTTTCCTTAGAAGATATAACTTCGACTTTTGGTGGTTTCAGAACCGCAGCAGTCCTTGGTGGGGCAACAGCCGCAGAAGCCTCTGCCGCCTTTACGCAGTTGTCGCAAGCTTTAGGCTCTGGCGCATTGCGTGGCGATGAGTTCCGCAGCATTGCAGAACAAGCTCCATTAGTCCTTCAAGCTATTTCTGATGAGACAGGGATTGCCGCAGGCAAGCTAAAAGAATATGCAGCCCAAGGGTTGCTAACAAGTGACATTGTTATTAAGGCACTTAAGCGCATTGAGTCTGATGGTGCTGAAAGTCTTGCTCAGGCATTAAATGGTCCTGCTGCAAAAATTAAAGAGTTCCAAAATGCAGTTGAAGATGCTCAGGTTGCGGCTACTGAAAGTGCAATACCTGCGATTACTGATGCAATATCCGAACTAGGCACCGTTATTAGACAGCTTGAGCCTGCTATTCGATTTATCAGTGGGTTGCTTGCTGGTGTCGCAAAAACTGTTGGCAACATTGTTGAGGGCGTTTCCTCTGGCGGCAAAACTACTGCTGCACGGCTTGCGGCAGAACAAGCAGCAACTTTGCAGACGAACAATAAATTTGGCAAACCAGGCCCGTTTGGAAGGTCTACTGAGGCTCAACAGTTTCGTGAGGAAGTTCTTGAGCGTGAGCTGTCAAGGCGTCTAGCCATTGCCCGCGGGGCTGTGCCTGGACAACTCCCGGCCAGTGCCGCTGATATTGCTTCAAGCGCTACGGGGACTTCGCCTATTACTTTGCCAACCAAAGATTCTGGTGGCGGCGCTGCAGCAAAAGAGCGTGTTGATATGTCGCAAGAGTTATTTGATTTAAACAAGCGTTTGCTTGGTCAGTCAGATGCTTTAACTGAAGCAGAACGAATTGTTCTTAATTTTCAAATTGAAAAGCAAAAAATTTCAGAAGCTAACTTATTGCCGCGTGAAGAAGAAATAGCACTATTAGAAGCGGCGGCTGGTTTTGAACAAGATATTTTAGATCGGCGCGAAAAACAGCAAAAGGTTACGGACGAAGCAAATAAAAAAGCAGCGAAAGAAGCTAAGCGCCAAGAAGAAGAAGCGCAACGTCGGCTTGAAGCTGACCCTGGCTTCCAGATGCAACAGCAGCTTGAAAAGCTTTTAGAGACACAAAACCAAGTTGCATTTGCTGCTACATCAATGGGCAGTGCTTTTGCGAATGCTTTTGGGGATGTTGTTACTGGTGCCAAAACTGGGCAAGAAGCATTAGCAGACATGTTGAAATCTATTGCTTCTGACTTCTTAGCAATGGCGAAAAAGATTATTGCTCAGCAGTTAGCAATGATTTTGTACGGCACGATCATGAAGGCACTGGGTGTTTCAATGCCTGGTGGTGGTGGCAGCTCTACTGATCCTTTTGGCACAGGGCTTACTAGTGTCAATCAAATTGGCGGCGGAATGGTTAGCCCCTTCGCAGAAGGCGGTTTTGTCAACAAGCCAACCAACGCATTGATTGGTGAGGGTGGTGAGCCTGAGTACGTCATCCCTGAATCCAAAATGCGTGAAAGCATGTCGCGTTATTCACGCGGCTCACGCGGAAACAGCGTTATTCCTACCAGTAGCGGTGGAGCGGAAGACAGCGGTGGCGGAACAGCAGTCGCCGCACCAATCGACGTTCGCTACACCGTGGAACGTATCAACAGCGTTGACTATGTAACCGCTGATCAGTTCCAATCTGGCATGAGGCAAGCCGCCAGCCAAGGTGCTAAACAGGGTGAACAGCAAACGTTAAAGAGGTTACAAATGAGCGGTGGTACGCGTAAGAGGTTGGGCCTATGACAAGCTTTGCATTTGGTCATGCCTTGCAAATTGTGATTGAAGGCGGTGCTGACTTCCGCTTTCAGAACTTTTTTATTGGGAAAAACATGACTCACACTGGCGCTGACAATGTAAATACGAATTTTCAGTTTGTGCCATTTGGTTTTTCTGGCGTCACTGTTAACCGCACAGGCGATGGGATGGACGCATCCCTTGTTTTCCCAAACAATGCTTTGACGAGGGAGTGGGGTAGGGACGCAGTTATCAAAAGCTACCAAATGATGGTTCAGGTGTTAATTATTGAAAACTCCACTTCTGTTGAAGATCAGACAGTGACCAGTCCTGGCGCTACTGTTGTTCACACTTACACAGGTGTCGTCAGTGGTGGACAGTGGGACAACGTTTCGCTCAACATAGAGCTTAGTTCTGTCTTGGATGCTGTTGGTACGGACGTGCCAAATCGATCTTTGACTCAAACACTTGTAGGCAACCTGCCAATTAGTAATGGTGTCCGATTGCAGTGATCTAATTGGGATGCCGTATCGGCTAGGCGCTGACGGCAGCGATGGTTATATCGACTGTATCCACCTTTGCTACAAGGCTTTGGGTTATATCGGCATTGAACCGCCGCCGTTTAAGCAGTCCTGGTACGAGGCAAGCAAATGGGAAGTATCGCGTGATTTGTTGAAGTGGGGTTTTCGGGTCAAGAAGCCTGAGTATGATGGGGACATTCTGCTGTTACCGCAGCAATCCTGGGCATTCGCAGTCACATGGCAGACGGGAATTTTGTACGTAAATCGAATGTCAAAGAAGGTGCAATGGTCTTCGGTCCAACTGTTTACGACGTACCACTGCTTCCGTACGAAAGAGAATTAATCAAGACAATTGGAATCACAGAAGAAGAGTATCAACTATTTGCGGCTGAAGTAAGGCGGCGTGGTCGATTAAGACCTGCAGAATATGAACACATTCCTCATGTAGTTAACGGCGATCCAATAACCGCCGCAATTGTAAGTATTGCGGTCAGTCTTGTATTAACTGGCGTTTCATACCTGCTGACGCCAAAGCCAAAAGCACCTGAAGCTTCAAAACGATCACAGCTAGACCTTGGCAGCATCAATGCTGCAAGCCGTTTCGTCCCAAGCCGTGGATTTGACAGCTTAAATGAGCTTGCAGATTACGGTTCTCCCATACCGATCATTTTTGGTCGTTATGTCAAGGCTAAAAAAGTTGGCGGGATGTTGGTTACGCCAAAGCTGGTTTGGTCCCGGATGTTTAGCCATGGAACGCAGCAATCAGCCAAGCTGATGTTTGTTGTTGGCGAACACGGTTTTGCCGATGGTGTCAGCCCTGATGGGATTATTGAGCCTGAGCTTGAAGGTATTTTTCTCGGCAACAACGCCTTAGATATTTTGTTTAACGACTTTTTTGCGTTTTATTGGAAGCGAAACTCACCGATGCGGACGGATGGGCTAACTGATTCAGCGTCAGGCTTTAACCGTTTGGAGCGGAGAAATCTTTTTTATGGATCGGCTGGCGATCCAAGTAAAGGAGATCCGTTTGAGTATGCGCTTGATGATGATGTATTTGAATGCCCAAGCGATACGGGAGCCAAATCTAAAAGTTTTTGTCATGCGTTTTCGCCTACTAATAACACTCAGTTTGGGGTGTACGGGGCTATTCCCAATGGCACTGGTTACAGGGTAAATTTTGAGCTTGTGCCAATCATTAAGGGAACTGAGGACAAGCAAAAGCACGCATTAACGTTGCGCCAAATGAAGATTACTGGCGACAAGGATTCAAACTTTGACATAGGCGACGAAGATCTGTTAAAAAAAGTACGGCGGTTTTATATGGATGGCGAAGGTCGTCAGTACAGCCCCCGCATGGGTTTAAGCGCACTTATAAGAACAAACGGAACAGTGCTTGACGTGCCAGGTACTAACTTAACGGAAAGAGATCGAGTTGATGTTGGCGACATTGTTGAATTTGAAATCAAGAAAGGAGAAATTCCGGAAGACAAGTATCAGCGCAGCAAGAATAGAGGCGGTGAAAATGTCGATGACATTAACGCTACGGTCGAGGCAGAGCAGATTGCAGCCGATGCAGCAATGCAGGTTGGAGAGCAATTTGCTGTAGGCAACGTATTGTTCGTGGTTATAGGGCGCAGGCATCAACGGTTTGACCCTACGATTAATATGACTCAAAAAATTAGCTTAAGGTGTATTGATACTGAAGAGTCGCAAGACGCAAGAATTGGTTTCGTAAACGACCATGAAGTTATAGATCCTGAAAAAGACTTTATTGCTGATGGGAGTGGGGTTAAGCCTATATTTTATCCCGTAACAAGAATTGCTACCGCTATCGTCAGAAACAACAAGCCCGCTGTTGTAACTGAGATAGGCATCCGAAGTAGAGTTTTTCAACGGTTAAATGGTATTTGCTCTTTTAACAACCTGCCCACTCCAGACCAGTTAGACGAATTTCAAAAGAACGAAGTATCAGTGCGCTCTGGAACGTACACAGGCTCAATTGTCAGGTCTTCTGTGTTTCAAGTTTACGTTCGTGAAGCTGGCGTAGATAGCAGTGGGAATGCTTTTAGGTTTAGACGTATAAATTTATTTTTTGTTGTCAGGGGCAGCACGCCTGTCGATCAATACAATTTTATTAGGTTCAAGCATCCACAAGGAGAGCCTAAAGAGCTTGAATTTAAGTTTGTGTCAGTTGCGGCATCTGAGGTGGCGCAGCTCTCTGACGATCAGGGAATGATTCTTCTCTCTGCGTCAATATCTGATGTAGAAAAACCCCTTATTTTTGAAGATAAGGATGTTCCAGGTCTTGGAAAATTTGAAATAGAAATGGCTGGCTCCCGGATTAGAAAGAAAGATATTGAAAAGAACAAAGAATTTTTACGCAACCCAAGAACCAGAATAGTTGGTCAACAGACCACGGTGCCTTCAGCGGTACAACCAAATTCTGCAAGACCTGCGGATCAGGGTGGTGTATTTCGCCGGGCCATCTCAATGGTCGTAGACCGGAACGCAGGCAATCTGGAGCCTCCCGGCAGGATGGGTTCTTTTACCTTTGCAATTTTTGGCAATCCTGATAATTATCCAGGCGGTGAAGGAACACAAAGAACTTTAAACACTCGCGAAGATTTGCCCGGCAATAGATGGATAAGGGTGCAATGGACGGTCAACAAGCGACGATTGGAAGCTGACCACTATGCAAGAGTGAACCAAGGCCAAACTTATGTTTGGAATATACTTAGTGCTCAAGTAATTGGTAGCTCTCCAGGGTTTAATAAGAACGATCTTATTCTTATTAGGCGCGGAGAGGGTTCGACAGAAGGCACAGAGCAGCCAGGATACTCTAATTCGCCTTATCCAAGCAGCAATAATTTCAGAAACAACCATCCCTCTGGCCAAGAAATTCGGTGGTCCGGGTTTTATTACAGGATTACGGACATTAATACCACAAGCGTGCCTGAAGGGCGCATGGGTGGCTACTTCTACGACATTTTTGGTGATGCAGAAAATCTTGCACTTGGTACAAAAAACAGCGCAATTAAAAGCATTCAAGAAGGAAATAAAAGAATAAAAATCAGACTTAATGTTGAGGTGATGAGTTTGCCTCCGGGCCACTTTACTGGCCTGACAAAGAAGTGGAATTTTTCTGGCCCTGTCGAAGTTATTGATGACGGTTACACGACAAGCGATTGGAATAAGGAAGAAACTTTTACGCACACCGAGACCATTTCTCCTGCCAATAACGCTTTCTACTGGACTTATAACCAAGTAGGTTTTCAATACAGGGTCGCTGATCTTGTGACTGTTCCTGGCACGTCTGAGTTAACAGGAGATACCGAATTTGAAAATCATAGTCAGTATGCAGATCTAAGTTTCTATAGAGGTTTGGTGCAAAAATCAAACGAATCAGAGCCTGAGCACAGTATTGTTTACGTCAACGAAGTTTTGCCTAATAGCAAAGTTCCAGAATATAACGGTTTAACAATTGCCGGGTTATCGCTCAAGGCTAGCCGTAACTTTACAAGCTTGGATCAGCTGCGTTGCTGGATCGGGCAGGGGATACCTGTTAAACGTTTGCACCCTGATACGACTGCTTCTGTAAATAACCCTTATGACGAACCAGGCGATTTGTATTACCAAGCTTCGTTTGGCCCAAGCCACTTATACTCCGACCTTGTCTTTTACCTGCTGACCGACAGGCAAGGCGGAGCGGGCAATCTTATGGGCATGACCCCAGATAATGCGTTCTTGCTAAACGTAGATGATTTTAGAGAGGCCGCTAGGTTCATTCACCAGCAAGAATTATTTTTTAATGGAGCGATTACAGAACGCACAAATCTTCGTCAATACATCATAGACACTGCGCCTTATTTCTTGTGCAACTTTGTGATGATGGATGGGAAATTTTCTCTGCTGCCAGCTCTCCCGTATAACAAAGCAAGCGGTCACATCAACACCGGGCCAGTACCAATTGATCAGCTGTTCACGTCAGGCAACATCTTGGAAGACAGCTACAAGCTCGAATATTTAAGAAGCGAAGAGCGCAGAAACTTTACAGCCACGGTTCGGTATCGGTTTGAGTCGCGTAATAAACTCCCAGAAGAAAGAGTTATGAAAGTAAAAATAAAAGGTAGCCCATCAGCAAACCTGCCGGAAGAGAATTTTGATTTGACACGGTTCTGCACGTCTAGGGGTCACGCTGTTAAGGTCGCGCAATACTTCTTAGGTCTTCGTAAGTTTGTCACTCATACAATTAGTTTTTCAACGACGATAGAAGGTTTAAATTTAAGAGCGGGTTCATACATTAAGGTCATTACTGAGTCTTCTCCGTATAGAAGCTCAAAAAATGGTACGGTCAGTTCATCCGGGGCGGTGACAAGTGTCGAAAGCCTCCCTGATGGAATGTATAACGTCACCTTCTTCCAAGTAGGTTCAGAAGACGTAGAAGATGGACAGATGGAAATTAGCGGTGGGAGGGTGGCTGACACCAGATTCCACGATTCTGTGTTCACTGTCCAAGACGGCAACAAGAGCGAAAACGTTTATGTTGTTGAGCAGTTAACGTTTTCTCAGGAGGGCACAGTGGATATTGTGGCTTCCGAGCATAATTGCACTAGTGATGGAGCTAGTGAGCTTGCCAAATTCGTTGAAGACCCCAACTCTGTAGAAGTGGAGGATGTCTAATGGCTTTCCCTGATTTAATCCCTACCGCTCGCACGTTTGACGCTGGCGACTTTCCCGTCAAGGTCTTTAAGAGTCAAAACGGCGTTGAGCATAGGATTTTGTACGGCAGCAACCGCACCAACATGAAGCTGTCCCTGACTTACGCAAACATTCCGGACTACAGCGCTGAGCTGTTTCTAGACCACTACGAAGAAGAACAGGGGACGTTTGGCACGTTTGACTTTATGCCTAGTGGTTACGCGAAAGGCTGGGAGGGCAATACAAGTGAGATTGACGCAAAGACTTTTGGGAATAAGTACAGGTACGAAGGCCCCCCGCAGGTCGTCCAGGTGCGTTCAGGGATTAGCACTGTTACAGTTAATCTGATTGGCGTGCTCTGATGCCCTTTTTTACTGGCACAAAGGGAAGTCTGTTGCTTGAAGGCAACACCATTGCCTCAGTTCAGAATTGGACTGTCAGCACGACTGTTTCCGTGCTGAACACAAGGACTCTTAGCGAGAGCGATGATTTTTTCGAGCCTGATAGCCGCAACACCAGTGGCAGCTGTCGTGTTCTTTATTACAGAGATGAATCAAATTTAAACAACGCTAGTACGTTTATTAACAAAGTAATTAAAGCGAGAGACGGAAGCCCTGGGAAAGGGGCAAGCCTATTGCAAGGCGATCAAAATACACCAAACGAAGTTCGATCTAGTCTTCGACTAAAGGTTGATGATGGGTCGGCAGACGGTCTTTACATTGAGTTGCGGGTAATAATTACGAATGTGACGCTAACGATGTCAGTAGGTGAAATTTTTGCGGCTGACATTGCGTTCCAAGGGTGTGGCGCTCCAACATTCGTGAATATCTGATGACTGTATATCTTGGAACGTTTGGCGAGATTGAATTAGAACGTGTTTTCAATGGCGGCGAGTTGCGGTCAACGATTGATGTTCCTGACGTAAACGCAGCTCAAAAACGGTTTAGCTTTGATTTTGAGCACGGTCAACTTGTTTCAGGCGATCAAGTCGAAATTACAAGTACGGATGGTAGCGGTCTTGATTTTATCAACGGTTACACGGACTCGGCTGTAAAAAAGTTTATTCATGTTGACGAGCTAGACGGGATCAGGCTTTACGACAGTTTTGCCAATGCGGTCAGTGGCGGCAAATCAAATGCGATTGCGCTTGCCACTCCAGGCAACTCAATACCTATCAAGGTCATTGTTGAATCTGCTGCGCCGCGTATTTTGGCCCAAGTTAATAGCTTTGAAATCAATACTGAGCGTGAAACGGTTGACACAACGGTGCTATCTGATGAGTTTCGTTCCAGAGTTAATACTTTAATTTCCGGCTCTGGTCGTATTAGTGCTTTTTGGGAATATACCGGCAATAGCACCCAAGAGGTGCCGATGTACTTGTACGAGCTAGCGCATCGCACAAAAGTTGGCAGTAACTTTATCGGGCGTTTTTATATTAAAAAGAACGGCTACAACCCGAGTGGGGTTGCAGAGCGCAATGACGATGAGATTTGGTGGCGCGTTGTAGGAATTATTACGTCAGCCGCCATACAGTTTTCACCTGACAGCACTGTTCAAATTACGGCTGATTTCATAACAACAGGTCCGCTGCTCTTAAGAATGTCAACTGATACGCCAGATGCTCTCTTGCAAGAGGACTCTGGTGACATACGCTTGGATCAAGACAGTGGCGCTAAACTGCTGTTACAGCAGGACATTTAACCCGGAGCTAGCCACCCATGGCTGACCTAAAAATTAGTGAGCTAAATGCGTTAGCTGGCTCTGCTTTAGCTACTGCTGACTTGGTTGCTGTTGTTGACAACAGTGCAAGCGAGACAAAAAAGCTGACGATTGGCGATCTGGTCGCAAACGGTGTCACCTTAATCAGTGACGACACAATCCCAGGCGCAAAGATTCTGTTTGCTGCAGGTGGCATCGCCACAGCAGACATTGCTGATGCTGCAATTACAACGGCCAAGGTCGCTGATGATGGAATCACAGCAGCCAAGCTTGCAAACGAATCAACGGTTGACCTAGTCACAACGCTGCCTGCCTCTGGAGCGTTTATAGGTCAGCTTGCTTTAGACACTGACGACAATAATTTGTACGCATGGTCAGGGTCAGCATGGTTAAGCCTTAAGGCGGCTGGCTCTGTCAACACTGTTACTGGGAGCACGGTTGGTCTAGTTGACATTGTTGCCACTACAACGGGTTCAAGCGTTCAGATTGCAGCAACGATTGATGACACGGCTTCAGCCAACCAGTTCATGGCTGGCCCAACCGGTGCTGGTGGAACGGTTGCTTATCGAACGATTGATGGCAGTGATATTCCTGTTGCAACGACAAGCGCCAAAGGCGGTGTGATTGTCAATGGTGAAGGGCTCCGCATGGACTCCAACACGATTGAAGTTGATAACGATGTAACGGCCAGCTCAACGCACCATGTCGTCACTTACAACGTCAAAGGTCTAGTAACTGGCGGCCGTGCCTTAACGGGTAGTGATTTGCCTGCAGCCACTAGCAGCGCAAAGGGTGCTGTTATCCCTGGAACGGGCTTAGCTGTTGACGGTAGCGGCAATCTGAACCACAGCAACACCACATCAACTGGCACCTTCACGAAGGTAACGGTTGACGGCCAAGGTCATGTCTCAAGTGGTGCGACTCTTGCCGCTACTGATATACCTGATCTTGCGGCGTCAAAAATCACAAGCGGCACAATCCCATCAGATCGAATTGCAAGCGATGCGATTACGGGGGAAAAGCTAGCTGACTCGTCAATCACCAAATTTGGTGGTGCGGGTGCAACTAACAATGTTGTTACTTTCCCGGCAGCAGATTTTAAAGGTCAGTTCTTTTTTGACGAGCTTAACGAAGACCTTTATATCCACACTGGGTCATCATTCTTGCCGATTACGGTTATTAGCGGGAACCTTATTCTTGCTGGAACGTATGACGCCAGCACAAACTTGCTGGACAGCGTAACGAGTGAGGGCAGTGCTGCTGGCTTTACGAGCGGGCAAGCCTTGCCAGCACCTGCTTCGACCAACCAAAATTATTACGTGGTTGTCAGTGCCAGCGGTACTGGCTCAGGTTCAGCGCCTTCAGTCTCGCTAGCGCCCCCAGACATGCTTCTGTCTACTGGGGCAGGTGCAGATTTTATTCTGATCGATGTATCAAATGCAATCGCTGGTCAGACTGCTTCAAATATCAGCTTTACCGCTTCAGGAAGCATTTCAGCGACTGATGTTCAGGCTGCATTGCAGGAGCTTGACATTGAGAAGTTAGGTGCAGCAAGCCCAACATTTACTGGAACGGTGCTGTTAGGACAGAACGCTGTATTGGCGTTTGAAGGTTCCGCTGACGATGGATCTGAACTAACAATTACTTGCGCTAATCCGACCGCTGATCGCACAATTACGTTCCCCGATATTACCGGAACGGTAATAACAACTGGTGACACGGGGACTGTTACGAGCACGATGATTCTGGATGGCACGATTGCCAATGCGGACATCAACGCTTCAGCTGAGATTGCAGTTAGCAAGCTTGCAAACGGCAGTGCCCGCCAACTGCTGCAAACAGCGACTAACGGCACAGACGTTGAATTTACAAGCAACGTCGATGTCCCTGGAACGCTAGATGTCACAGGTGTTGCAACGTTCGACAGCACATCAACCTTTGTTGGTGACGCTACGTTTAATGGCAGCCTGATTTTTGAAGGTGCAACGCCTGACGCTCATGAGCTGACGTTGAGTGTTGCTGATCCAGGCGCTGACGTTACGGTCACGATTCCTGCTTCGACTACAACGCTTGCTGGCCTTGCCGTAACCCAGAGCTTTACGAAAGCACAGCGTGGAACGCCTGTTGCGTTAACCGATGGGGCAACTGTGGCGGTGGATCTCAGCCTTGGCAATAATTTTGCAATAACGCTCGGTGGGTCAAGAACACTTGGTGATCCAAGCAATGTGACTGCTGGTCAGTCTGGGGTGATTGTGGTCACGCAGGATGGAACGGGTAGTCGCACGCTCGCTTATGGCGGCACGAAGTATAAGTTTGCTGGTGGTACGGCACCAACGTTGACGACAACGGCTGCTGCTGTTGATGTATTGGCTTATTAT